GAAGCAGAAAAAACCAAACTGATACAACTGATCAAAGAGGGATCACAGGTATTGGGAGAAGTGGATGATCTCAAAGCAGGATTGCGAGACACAGTGAAAGCATTGGCGGAAGAGCTAGAACTCAAACCGGCCATGTTGAACAAGGCCATCGCGATAGCACACAAGGACAATTACAAATCTGTGGCAGATGATATGGACTTGTTGGATTCCATATTGGCAGCGGCGGGCAAAATCTAGTGTATGGCATCATAAGACAATTTTGGTCAAACAGCTATCGAACAGATCATGTGGCATTTTATTATGAGCTGATCTCTTTAATATTCACCATATTTGGTTCTTTGGTGCTGACATTCACCAGCCCACATCCACACATGAACTTGGTGTTTCCTTTCTATCTGGTGGGATCCACCACCATGGCCTATTCTGCCTATCGCAGGAGGAACCTATGGATAACTATGTTGGCCATCTGGTTTACACTAATGAATTGCATTGGAAATTATCTGGTATTTTTTAAATGAGTTACATAGACGCTTATTATCGCCGAGATGACGACAAGGTGCTGGTGGTGGAACGTGACGCCAACGGTCAGAGAAGATTTGTGGATTATGACGCCAGATATGTGTTTTATTATCCAGACGCCAGGGGCAAGCACAGGAGCATACACGGAGAGACTCTACAGAAGGTCACATGTGGCACATTCAGGGAATTCATAAAGGAACAGAAGATCAGGAGCAACAAAAAATTGTTTGAGCAGGACATCAATCCTGTGTTTCGTTGCCTGGAAGAAAATTATTTGGGCCGGGACGCTCCCAAGCTCAATGTAGTGTTCTTTGACATCGAAGTGGACTTCGATCCACAGAGGGGATACTCCACCACAGATGATCCTTTCATGCCCATCACAGCCATAACCTGTTATCTAAACTGGACTGACCAGCTGGTGACTTTTGCAGTGCCACCCAAGGAATTGAGCATGGCGGACGCCAAGCTGCAGGTGGAGAGATTCAGCAATGTGATGCTGTTTGACAAGGAAAAAGACATGCTGGACGCTTTCTTGACACTGGTGGACGAGGGAGATGTAATAAGCGGATGGAACTCAGAAGGATATGACTTACCATATGTTGTGGGAAGGATACAGAAAGTATTGAGCTCCGATGACACGAGGAGACTGTGTTTCTGGGGGGAGAAGCCCAAGAAGAGAACATTTGAAAAATATGGCAGAGAACAGATCAGTTATGATCTGACTGGTAGAGTGCATCTGGACCTATTGGAATTGTATAGGAAATATACCTATGAAGAACGCCACAGCTATCGTTTGGATGCCATAGGTGAATGGGAATTGGATGAGAAGAAGACAGTGTATGAGGGGTCACTTGATCAATTGTACAACAAGGACTTTGGTATGTTCATAGAATACAACAGACAGGACTGCTACCTTTTGGCGAGGCTAGAGAAGAAGTTGAAATTTATTGAACTGGCCAATGAGATAGCACATCAGAACACCGTGTTGTTAGATACAACCATGGGAGCAGTGGCGGTGACTGAACAGGCCATCATCAATGAGGCACATCGCAGAGGCATGATAGTGCCGGGCCGAGTGAGGAGAGATGAGTCAGCACCTGTGGAAACGGCAGCAGGAGCCTATGTGGCCTATCCCAAGAAAGGCATACATGACTGGATAGGATCCGTGGACATAAACTCGTTGTATCCATCCGTGATCCGGTCTCTCAACATGGGGCCGGAGACCATCGTGGGGCAGATACGTCCGGTGATCACATCAGCAGAAATAAACAGGGCCAAGCACCAGGGCAAGTCGTTCGCCACGGCATGGGAAGGACAGTTCGGTTGTTGGGAGTATCAGGCAGTGATGAACCGGGACAAGGGCACGGAACTGATCATTGATTGGGAGGATGGCACCAGCGTTAGGATGAGCGCGGCACAACTGCATGATCTCGTGTTCGATGGCAACAGGCAGTGGATGATCTCTGCCAATGGCACCATTTTTACTTATGAGTTCGAGGGTGTCATCCCAGGATTGTTGAAGAGATGGTATGCCGAGAGAAAAGACATGCAAAAGAGAATGAGCGAGTGTGGAGACAATGATATCGAACGAGAGTTCTGGGACAAGAGACAACTAGTTAAGAAAATCAATCTAAACTCTCTGTATGGAGCGATACTAAACCCAGGCTGTCGTTTCTTTGACATGCGCATTGGACAATCAGTGACACTGACCGGCAGATGCATAACTCAACACATGGCTGCTAAGACCAATGAGATCATCGCAGGCAAGTATGATCACGTGGGCGAGAGCGTGATATATGGTGACACAGATTCTGTATATTTCTCTGCCTATCAAACATTAAAAAAAGAAATAGATTCGGGACAGATACCATGGGGCAAAGAAAACATCATTGCTCTCTATGACAAGATAGCAGAAGAAGTGAATGAAACATTCACAGCATTCATGACCCGAGCATTCCATTGTCCCAAGACCCGCGGTGATGTGATCAGAGCAGGCAGAGAACTGGTGGCAAGTAAGGGATTGTTTATAACCAAAAAAAGATATGCATTGCTGTATTTTGACAAGGAGGGAGAGCGTGTGGACGCGGCGGGCAAGGAAGGCAAGGTGAAAGCCATGGGATTGGATCTCAAGCGTTCGGACACTCCGGTATTCGTGCAGGATTTTTTGAGTGAGATATTGTATCTAGTGCTGATAGGTAAAACTGAGACAGAAGTATTGGATAAGATTAAACAATTCCGAGGAGAGTTCAAATCACGACCAGGTTGGGAGAAAGGATCGCCCAAGCGTGCCAACAACATCACAGAGTATCACGATGAAGAGAAGAAAAAAGGCAAGACTAATATGCCAGGACATGTGCGAGCCAGCATCAATTGGAATAGATGTAGAGAGATTTATGGAGATCGATACAGTATGCCTATACTAGATGGAGCTAAAGTGATCGTGTGCAAACTAAAGAATAATCCTCTGGGCTATACCTCCATAGCATATCCCATAGATGAGCAGAGATTGCCAGAATGGTTCAAGCAGTTGCCATTTGACAGTGATGGCATGGAAGAAAGTGTGTTGGATGGCAAGATCGAGAACTTGATAGGTGTGCTGGAATGGGACGTGAGATCTACAGAAAGCAGCAACACATTCAATAAACTATTCGAATTAGCATAATATGTTGAGCATAGAAGAAATTAAATTACTGATCGAGAAATTAGAGAAAATGAAAGGACACGATTTTCAAAAATTAATCGATGATAATCTCAAAATACTCAGGGAATTAGCCACCGCGGTAGATATCAATAACCAAGATCAGATAGATAGATTGGATAAAACCAAAGACTGGTATAACAAGGACTTGGAGTGGCGACACGAAAGACGAGAAGGGCTGCATGATAAGCTATTGTTTGATAAAATTGAGAGCAAGATTGGACAATTTTCTAAAATGGGAGCCAGTTCTGCACTATACAACAGTTTAGAAATAGGACCAGGACATGGAAAATTTAGTAGATTATTTTTGGCATGGAGATTAAACTTCTATGTGGACATATTGCCCCAATGCCACAGCAAAATTAAAAAATTGTTTAATCCTCAACAGCACAAATATATCAAATTTTATACCACAGATAGAACTGCATGTCCTGAAATACCAGACAATGCTGTGAATTTTGTTTTCAGTTGGGACACCTTTACATTTTTTACTCAGGCACACATCAGAGAATATCTAAAAGATATATTTAGAGTTATATTACCAGGTGGTTATGTTTTCATACACTATACCAATTGTGAATATGACCGTGATCTACATGAAGCAAAAAGAGGTTATTGGAATTATAACACTCGATCTGCCATGGCAAAAATCATCCAAGAAACTGGCTATGATGTGATAGAGATGGATCAATTCTCTCCGGGAGCCAACTATGCCATATTTCAAAAACCTGGTAAAAATAATCCAGTATTATATAAGGTGATAGAAGTTCCTGTGGAAAAATAATTTCAGTCTTGATTTCTATCTAAATATCTTATACAATTAAATTTTAAACTTCAGAGAACAGGCAAAACATGATAGACATATTGAGAGACATAGTCAAACACACATACGGGTTGGGATTCCTAGATCTGGTCAAGATCACAGGCACGGCAAATGAGACTGCGATCGATTCCATGGCCGAGGATCGCTCGGTGATATTGCAAGGCACATTCAAACAGCCACAGGCAGGATTGGCGGGCACATTTGGAATGCCACAATTGAACAAATTGGACATCCACTTGAAGTGTCCTGAATACAAGGACAAGGCCAACATCACAGTAATCAAGGGCACGAGAAACGGCGCCGAGGTTCCTGTGGGCATACACTTTGAGAATGAGAAAGGTGACTTCAAGAACGATTATCGATTCATGAATGCTGAGATCATCAATGAGAAATTAAAAACGATCAAATTCAAGGGCGTAAAATGGGACGTGGAAATCGAGCCCACAGTGGCAGGCGTTCAGAGATTCAACTTCCAATCAGTTGCAAACACAGAACACAACACGTTCGTCGTCAGGACAGATAATAGCAATTTGATATTCACATTTGGTGATCAGGCATCACACGGTGG